GGGCCTGAACATTGGCGACAGCAGCACCGCCAGCTACGACCAGCTTGGCCAGGGCATTGATGCACTGAAAACCCAGCTCAGCGAGGCTGAGGCGATCCAAAACCGTGTTCAGGCCCTGACCGACAGCGACATTCCTGCCGTGCCGGGCATGGATCTACCGTCACTCGACGCCGCCAATGAGAAGGTCCGGTCGCTCAGCGCCGCCGTGCAACAGCTTGAACGCGAGCGCGGCGCTGATCGCTTTAAAGGTGTGCGCGAAGGCCAGGAGTATCTCGACAGCCTGCAGAAACAAAACGAGCGCCTGCAAAACCTCAGCACCACTGAGCAGGCCGTCGCTTACCTGCGCAAGAACCAGATCGCGGAGACCTCTGTACTCGGTCAAGGCATTTTGCAGCAGGCCAAGGCCAATGAGCAGCTGGACGCCAGCAACCAGAGTGCCGCTGAAAGCCAGCGCGCCGCCGAGGCCGCTGACAAGGCGCGCTTGCAAACCAGCGAGCAGCTGCAACGCAGTCAACAGGGCTATGTGGAGCAGCTGGAGCGCCAAGCCGTCACCAGCGGGATGAATGCGGAGCAGGTTCGCGCCTACGAATTGGCGGAAAAAGGCCTGGCGGGTGCATTGCAGAGTCGGGCCGTGGCTGCTCAAGCCACCCTGGCCGCCGCTGAGCGGCAAAAGAAGATAGACCAGGATCTGGCCCAACTCGCCGACCTGCGCGCCCAACTGCTGCGCGGTGAAGGCAATGCCGCTGCGGCATCGGCCATTGAGATCGAGAAAAAGTACGGTGCCCTGCAGAAGCGCCTGCTGGAAGCCGGCAATACCGAAGGCGCGGGTCTAGTCAGCAAGCTGATCAATATCGAGCAGGCCAAGGCCGAGCTGGACCAACTCAGCCAGATGTTGGATGGCGTATTCAGCGAACAGTCCCGCCGCGAGCAGACGATCAACACCCAGCAGCAGGCCGGGTTGATCAGTGAGCTGGGCGCGCGTCAGCAGATCCTCGACCTCAACCAGTTGACCGCTGACCAGGTTGAAAAGCTGTTGCCGAAAATGCGCGAGCTGGCCTCTGTCACTGGTGACCCGGCGGCGATCGAGCGGGTCAAGGATCTGGAAGCCCGCTTGGGTGCCTTGCGGGTTGTTGCCAACGAGTTCACCAATGCGCTGAAAGCGGGTTTCGAGACTGGCATGCAGAACGCCCTGCAGGGGCTGGCCAGCGGCACCATGGACCTGCGCGAAGCGGCCACTGCCTTCATCCAGGACATCGCCAGCGCCATGGCCGGCCTGGCTTCGCAGAACCTGGCGAAGATGGCGAGCGATAGCCTGTCTGGGTTGTTCAGCTCTGGCGCCGAGGCTGCCACAGAGACCGTTGCAGCTACCGCCACTGGAACAGCCATCACGACTGCCAGCATGGCCGGCGCTACAGCCATGGGAACAGGTATCACCACCGCCGGCGGAATTGCGGCGCAGGCCATGTATACCGCCATTGTTGCTGCTGGGACTGTCAAATCCGGCTCAGATAGCACAAGCAGTTTCCTGTCGGCTGCAGCAGCTGCATTGGGTGGTGGCGGTGGTGGTGGCGCAGCAGCAGGTGGATCGGCTTCATATACCGGCGCATTTGGGTTTGCCACTGGCGGTCAAGTACTCGGCCCTGGTACCGGAACCAGCGACAGCATCCCGGCCTGGCTTTCGAACACCGAGTTCGTAACCCGTGCCGCCGTGGTTACCCAACCCGGCGCCCTCGGATTCCTGCATGACTTCAATGCCCGCGGAATGGCCGCCCTGGATGACTGGGCGCGTGCTGTTCACCACTCCACTGGTGGCCTGGCTGGCGTGCCGGCGCCTGCACTGCCGCGGCCATCGCTCGGCAATGGACGTCTGGCCGATACCAGCAAGGCCATGAACGCCACCCTGAAAAACCAGCAGAACTTCTACCTGGTCGATGACCCGAGCCGTATCGCCGATGCCGCCTTCGGTACCCGCCAAGGCATTGAGGGCATGGTGGTGGCCATCTCTAAAGACCCGGCCCGGTTCCGATCGATTCTTGGCATCAACAACTGAGACTGCCCCATGCCCCACGAAATAGGCTTCGTCGACAACACCGGCGGCACGCTCGCCCACTACAAGATGCTGGCCAAAATCAAAGACTTCGCCAGCGCTAACGGCTGGACCGTGCTGCGTTATGACGCGGTATCGACGAACCGAGAACTGATCCTCAAGGGTGTTGGTCTGTCCGGTACCGAGGAGATATTTGTTGGGTTTCGGACCTATCAGGATGCCAACGCGGACTACTACAACCTTTTGGCGGGAGTGTTCACCGGCTATGTGTCGGGCAACAGCTTCGACACCCAACCTGGTGCCCGCTTATCTGGCGTACCCGCGCACAACAACCGCATTGACTACTGGTTGACCCTCAACGGCCAGCGCATTGTGCTGGCGATGAAGGTAGGCACACCTGTGTACGAGAGCTGCTATGTGGGCAAGTGCCTACCCTACGGCCGCCCCAACCAATACCCGTACCCGGTGGTGTGTGGCGGGATGTTGGCAGGCGCGGCAGCCACGCGCTTCAGCGAAACAACCCATTCAATTCCCTACAAGGGCAATAAAGTCAATATGGCCCTGCGCAGCAATGACAGTTGGATGCAGCCTTACTGCTACCCGTGGGGCAATAGCTACATCGCCGGGACGGGAGTTTCGAGCGCCAACACCAACCTGCGAGATACCGGCGCCGTGTACCACCTGCTGCCTCTTGAGCTACACGACAACACCGGAAACTTGTGGGGGGCACTGGACGGCATCTACTACATCTCTGGATTCAACAATGCAGTTGAGAACACTCTGACCCTGGGCGGTGTGCCCCATGTAGTGATCCAAGACGTGGGGCGCACCGGACATGCCGACTACTACGCAATGAGGCTCGACACCTGATGAGCAACTACACCGGGACTGCCAATGACCTGACCGCGCTGCGCCAAGCGCTGATTACCGCCTGCACGGGCGAGGGCTGGGCATGGGATGGTGTCAACGAGGTGTTGAGTAAGGGCCTGCTGTTCGCCCGGCTGACCATCTCCAGTATTGGCATCAGCCTGATGGGAAGAACCAGTGCAACCGCTGGCGATGCACCCTACGCGGTGCGCATCGGACAAATGTTCAGTCGAAGCGGATACCCGACGTTCGAAATTACCTACCCGGCGGCCTATGAGATTTTCCTGTTCGCCCAAGAGGTCTACATGGTCGTCAACTACGGAGTGGACCGTTACCAGTGGTTGGCCTTCGGCCAGTCCACTGTGGCCGGTCTCGCTGGTACTGGGATGTGGGTGGGAGGCTCCCTAGGCTCGACTATGGTGATCGCTGAACCCGGCTATCACGCCGCACCCATCAACATAAGTGCCACGGGCGGTGGCGAGCAGGGCGGCTACGGACAAGTATCCACAGCGCTGTTCTGGGGGGATGGCTTTAGCGTCAGACCGCAAAGCTTAGGTGGGTGGGTTCATTCCGGATTTGATGGTGACGGCTGGCGGTTGGGCAACGGGACGAACGACCAGCCGCTCGGCATCGCTCCTCTGGTGCCCCTGATCGGTATTTTACCGAACGCTTGGAACAGTGAGGCTGTACTGCTGCCGATTCGCGCATACAAACTCAGGCCCTCAAACAAGATCAGCCTCGTGGCGGATCTAGAGCATGCTCGCTATACGCGCGTCGATAACTACGCCCCCGGCGAAATCATCACCATTGGCAGCGTCCGCTGGAAAGTTTTGCCCTGGCATCGCAAGAACGCTGATGCTCGCAACGGAGGTGCAGGCATCGATCATACCGGCACATTCGGATGGGCCATCCGCTACGAGGGGCCGTGATCCATGGCCGTGCTCACTGCTCAGATTGCGCGCCCTACACAGGGCGGGTTTGATAGCCCGTTGTGGGCAGCCGATCTGTACCGCCGTGCTTTCATTGAGCAACCCTTTGAGTCAGAAGCCCAGCGCTGGCCTGGTGGCTCTGCGTTGGTTCCTCACTGGCCCGTCGAGGCCAATGGTCGCCCCATCGTCGCTCAGCGCTGTTTCGCTTTCCTCGACGACTTCTACTACCGCATACACATCTCTCCGTCCCTGCTTGACCTCGGTAACGTCGTTTCAGCCCAGACAACGGACGTCTATCTCTGGAATGCTTTCTTGGAGTCGCGCACGCTGAGTGCCATAAACGGCCTCGGTGAAGGATTGCTGGTCAGCGGCCAGCCTGCAGCGCCGCTGCTGTTCCCAGCCCTGAAAGAGCTGCAGTGGCAGGTAACCGTTACCCCGGATGGTCAGCCGGTGCTGGACACCACCGTCGAATGGGCTTTCGACAACGGTGCCGAGGCTGGCCTGCGGATCACAGCCAACCGCATCATTGCCTGGTCCTTCGCCCCGGACTGGGCCGATGGTGTGATTGAGCGTCTGACCTGGGCAACCGACATTCTTCAGTCCGAATCCGCTGTTGAGCAGCGTCGAGCGATCCGCCTTTCGCCGCGGCGCGAATTCGAAGCCTCGATGTACGTTGAGGGCCGCGAACGACAGCTGCTCGATCTGGCCTTATTTGGCTGGGGTTCGCGCGTCTGGGCGCTGCCGATTTGGCACGAAGTGCAGCTGCTCGGTGTCGGTGTGTCGGCCGGGGCACTGTCCATCATCTGCAGCACGCAGTACCTGGACTTTCGCGCGGGTGGTCTAGCCATGTTGCGCGGTGAGTCGGCCTTCACCAGTGAGACGGTGGAAGTTGACTCGGTGACGCCGGTTAGCTTGCTGCTCAAGCGCCCCACCCAGCAGACTTGGCCGGCGGGATCGCGCCTGTACCCAGTGCGCAGCGCACAACTGACTCAGCAACCGGATTTGACCCGGCTAACCGATACCGCCAGCTCCGCCGATGTACAGTTCTTGGTCGTCGATCCCTGCGACTGGCCAGCGCTGATGCCTACCACCTTATATAGAGGGCAGTCGGTGTTCGAGACCCGCCCGGATGAGGGCGAGGATCTGACTAGCAGCTACCAGCGCCTGCTCCTGACGCTGGACAGTGGTTCAGCTATCCCGTTGATGACCGACACCGCCAACCGGGCATTTCCGGTGCAAGCGCACCGCTGGCTAGAGATGGGCCGTAGCGAGCGGGCTGCATTACGCTCCTTTATCTATGCCATGCAGGGCAGGCAGAAGTCGGTATGGCTGCCGACCCACGCCGACGACCTGACGCTGGTCGATATCGTCAGCAGCTTGGCCACCACCCTCGACATAGCCAATATCGGCTACAGCCGCTTCGCCAGCGCCAAACCGGGGCGGCGCGACATTCGCATCGAGCTGTGGGATGGCTCAGTCTATTTCCGCCGCATCACCGGCAGCTCCGAGCTGAGCAGCGACATCGAGCGAATTTCTATTGATGCCACGTTCGGCCGTCAGATCCTACCTGTCGACATTGTGCGTATCAGTTGGCTGGTGCTCTGCCGGCTCGATAGCGACACGGTCGAGATCGAGCATATGACCGACAGTGAAGGCCTGGCGGCTACGCAACTGGTATTCCGTGGAGTTCGCGACGATGAGTTTTGATAGCCGCGAGCGATCGCTCGCCGATGGCCAGCCGATCCGCCTTTACCAGTTCAGCCGCGGGGTACTGCGTTGGCCTTACAACTCAAGCGATCGGGACGTCACTTACAACAATCAGGTGTTCAAAACCTTGCGCGGCGGCATCAGCGATAACGGTATCCGCCAGACCGCTGAGGCCAGCGCTGACACCTTCGTGATCACCGCTCCAGCCGATATCGAGGTAGCTCAGCTGTTTCGTGGCATGCCACCTAGTTCGGAGATCAACCTACGGGTATTCGATCTGCACTACGGCGAAATCGATGCAATCAACCGCTTCGTTGGCAGCATCAGCTCGGTGAAGTGGCCGACGCTGGATAGCTGCAACATCACTTGCAACGACATTGAGAGCAGCATGCAGCGCCCAGGATTGACCGACACATACAGCCGGTCGTGTACCACTACCCTGTATTCGCTCAAGTGCAAGGTGAACCGTGATCTCTATCGCGTCGAGACCACCCTGCAGAGCTTGAGCGGCCTGATTATCAGTAGTGGCACATTTGCCAGTTACCCGGATGGCTGGTTCTCCAGCGGCTACGTCGAATGGGCGATCGGCAGTGGTGAATATGAGCGGCGGCATATTGAGGTGCACATTGGTTCGCAGTTGCAGCTGCTCGGTGGCACCTCGGGATTGGCTACTGGCCAGGCTGTAAGGGTGTATCCGGGGTGCGACTTCCTGGATACGACCTGCGATGGCAAGTACGACAACCTGCCCAACTTCCGTGGCGATCGCCATCTTGACGGCAAGTCCCCATTCGTCGGCGACCAGGTGTTCTGACTATGTGGGTACAAATCGCAATTCTCGTGGCGTCCTACCTCATTCAGTACGCCACTGCGCCTAAACAGAAAAAGCCCAAACCGGCGCTCTTCAGCGACTTCGACTTCCCTCGTTGCGATGAAGGTACGGAGAAGTCCGTGATCTTCGGCCAGGTCTGGAGCCCCGATTGGATGGTGTTGTCCGTGCGCAATCAGCGCAGCAAGGCCATCAAGTCGAAAGGGAGTAAGAAGTGAACGGCGAACTG